AAGCCCCACTTATTTATTAGTATACTGAATATTCTAATTCCACTGTAAATCTGCCTGCACTTGCATCAGCATTAAGTGTAGTTGTAGCAGCCATATACAAGTATTTACTTGCAATAGCGGCTGTCACATTTGGTACGAATATGTGATAATTACCTGCTGTATTATTCAAGTTAATATCTATTTCAGTAACAGATTGTGTCGCACTAAGTTGTTCATTAAATGAAGTAACTCCTGCACCAACAATTTCAGTTCCAGATGAAACAGCAGAGTTTGTCGCTGTACCTGTAGTTGCACTTAATTGTAAACTACCAATAAGAGTTTGTCCTGCCGCAGTTGTAATGCCAATTAATGCTCTGTGAAAGAAAAACTTAGAAGGTGTTACTAAATCATCTGGTGCATCTGTGTTCAGAGTTCCTAATTCCACAAGAACATCATTGTCACCATAAGCCGAGCCAGTGTCTGTTGATGCCAAAGTTCCCGCAAAAGATTGAAACTTGTGAGTTCCAAGTGCAACCAGTTGTCCAGTTGAGTTAATTGAAACACCTGTTTCCGTAATCGCGCCAGTGGAAGCGGCTTTGTTAATTACTTTAAAACCAGTCTCTGATCTTACCGCACCACTAAAGGTTGTATTAGCCATAATAATTCTCCGTAGTTAAATCATACCATCGCTTCTACGATTGTCTGCTAGGGCAGTTGGCATGATTGGTTAATCCTAGAAAATAAAAGGGGGGAATTAATCCCCCCCTAGTTCGTACTCTCTACGCTCCCGGTGAGCCAAAAATAGCTCTCCAGTCAGACCATCCGAAAGAATATCTTTCAGAAGCCTTGAAACGCATGTTTCCTGTTTCAAAATCCGGTTCCATAGAAGTTTTTAAAGGTCTTCTTTGGAACATTTTTAAACCAGAATTGGTCATGTCTGTGAGAATGAACCAAGCATCAGTATCTGTTAGATAGTGATTTACTGAATATCCTTGTGGAAGGATGTTCATTGATCTTGATGCGTTGATATCATTGTCAGCAGTACCAACCCTAAGTTCTGATTTTAGGATTCGCTGTGCTGCGAAAGCTGTATTCCTAGGAATAATTAACTTTCTTGCATTAACTGCAACTGGGACGTTTCTGTCATCCACAAAACCACCGATTGAAACAATCGCTGCTTCTAGTGAAGATTCAGAAAAGTCTGCTGCTGTTGAAGGCTCATTAGCTTGATCACCAGCTTCAATTGTTGGATGATCAGTGGTAAGCAATGCTTTCGCATCACCACCAGGGTAACTAGAGCTAAAAGCATTGTTAAGAACATTAGCTGCCTTAACTTGCTTTGTATAAGCCATTGAACGTGCTAGAGCTGCCGTGTACCGTTTTGATAATGTGTCATAAAGATTATCTTCCACAGCTTCCTCAGTAACTGAGAATGCTAGGGCGATAGTTTCATGCACATATCTTGCAGTCCACTGCTCTGCAGCGGTGTCATATTCGACAGAAGCACCTTCTGATTTAGTTGGTGCAGCCCCGAATCCCGTAAGAAGAGTTTCCTCCTCAAACGCTCTATCTGAGCTTTCTTCCGAAAATATTTCAGCGTGTTCACGTTCCCATCTTTTGTACTCCAAACCGAATAAGGCGTGGAGACCTGGTTCCAACTCTTTAACAAGCTGGCTTCTTGATATAGCCATTCTATTCTCCTATTCCTTATACGCCTGCTGTACCTTGGTCATGTCCGATCAGTTCATGTTCCCATATCACTGCTTCCATTACACCATTAGTACCATAGGCATTCTTTGGTTCATTGTACAATCCGAGAATTCGCAAACCTGCTGTACCCGTTCCTGTCGTGCCATTAACCTCAAAGGCAGATTGACCTGTTGAGGTACTACCTGTACCTGCAACGTGGTTTGCTAAGTTGCCGATGTCGGCAAAGTCAGCACTACCTGAAGATTGAATAGCCCAGACAATATTAGGGTCATCGTACACATAAGCGGTGACATCGCCATCGCTTAGTGTTGCTGTTCCAGTGGGCCAGTATCTCTTGAAGACTACTTCGCCATTAGAGGCGGTGTACTTACAGCCATTAAATACGCCTAGCATTCTATCTCCCGCTGCTGCCACTTGGATGTATCCAGTAGCTGCAAGTTTAACAAAATCACCAGTAAAAACATTAGCCGCATATTCTTTGACTATTTTATACTCCGTTGCTCTAATAACTCCTCCAGTGAGATGTCTTACTGGTTTTGCACCAAAAGCGGCATCTATATTTGCCATAATACTTCTCCTATTGTATTAAGTTATTAAAAAACACCTAAAACAAAATAAGTTTATTCCTTATCAAATTCGGCTGGTCGTTTGCCTACAGTTGCTGTGGAACTACGCTTTTGATGAACTGGCATAGATGGATGTTGTTCCTTTAAAATATCCTGGTCAACAGATTGAGTCTGTCGACTTGTCTTTTGCTGAAAGTATTCCTTTTTCGCATCGGACATTTCTATTGGAATTTTTGCAAGAACGAGATCCCCCGTACCAATTACTCCAGCGTATTTGCCTGTTTCATGTTTAGGTGCGTCGAATTCTGGGTGTTCATCAGCCCGCACAAATTCATATCCTTCTCTTTTCTTTCTGGATACATTTTGTGAATCATCCTCCCCACCCGTGGCTACCCTAATCCATCGGTATTTGATTCCATCTACCTTTGGTTTTGGAGCATCCAGATCATTAGGAGGCGTATAGACTATTTTGCGACTAGTTTCAGCCCTAGTCGAATGGCTTTTTATATTTTTATTGGTCATTCAGTCCTCACGAACTTCGCATATTCTTCAATTGGCACACCCAGTTTACGAGCCATTGCGATCTGGCTCTGGTTCATGCGAACCTTCTTAGATGTGGAAGATGTCTTAGAGACACCTGCTACTGTTTGTCTAGGTCGAGACGTTTCATGTGAAAACGCTTCGACTACACGTTTATCTAACTCGGAATAATATTCCTCGCTTGATGGATTATAGCCTTCCATCTTGAGAGCAGCATCAATAGCGTAAGCAGCACCAGTCTTTGCCACATTAGTACCAAACCAACTGTTGTCCTGTGCCCATCGAAGTGCACGAGGATCAGGTTGTGATTTTGGTTGCTGTGGAGCAGTAGCTTGTGGTTGCTCATCTCTTGATGATTGTTTTGGAGTTGGTGGAACAAATGGTTGTTTATTTTCCAGTTGTTTCAACTCGTACTTAACTTCTGCAATATCTTCTGCAGCTTTAAGCATTTTATCAGAATCGCCTTCTTCGTGTGCACTTTTATGTGATACACGAGCACTTTCCAGTGCTCTTTCGGCATTTGCTTTCCGTGAATCATAAAATTGAGATTGTAACTTCGCATAATCCTCCGTTACAACATTCTTTTTTTTAAGATCAGTTTCTAGCTGTTGATTCCTGTTATAGTAGTCATTACGTTGCCTTTCGGCTGCGTTTGCCCTTTTAACAAGTTCATTGATTCTGTTTTGATAAGAGGCATTCCTCTTCTGTGGTTTTTCAACACCTTCTTCAACTTCCTCTTGCTCTTCTGATTCAGTTTCTAATTGTGTTGGCGTGGATTCAGTTGTCTGTTCATCATGGACGGCTTGTGTGTCGTCTATGACTTCTTCCACTTCAGCATTCTCCTGTGTATCCTGTTCCGGAACAGCCGCACCCTTGAATGTCTTCAGTTTCGTTTCTTTTCCATCATCCACGACTTGCATCGGTTTCTTTTTACCCGATGAATCGTGTACGATTTGCATTGGTTTCTCTCCAAAGTTATGTAGTTAAATTGCGTAGCGAATGCTACGAAAGGAACAAATATATTAACTTATATTTGTTATATCTGGCACTATAGCCAGAATCTCGTCATCGTTCATTATTCTAAGTTCAGACTTTCCGTACTTGAAACGGTGTCCTGCATACTTACCGAACATTACATGATCTCCCTTTTTGCACCAGGGAATAGTCATGTCTTCTCTTCTATAGGCATCGTCACCCATTTGTACGACCTTTCCTATGGAAGCTATACTTCTATGATCTTCCACAGCCTTGCCGGGAAGATAAATTCCACCTTTTGTTTTATCTTGAACATCCAAAACTTGAATAAGGATTCTGTGTCCTACGGCTTTGGGATGTTTCTTTTCTAGTTTTTCCTCTACTAAGCTAAATTTCGGTATCGTCATTTTCAATATTCTTTGCGGACTCTTGTAGCAAATTTTTTGCTAGACGTAAACCCTTTAATTCACCAACGGAAGAATCATAATTCTCCTTGGGAATTCTGCCTTGCTCAAAGGCATCCTTGATATTGTTAATCTCCCTATTAATTTTATTCTTGAAGTAGGTAATAAATTTAGCAGTATCCATTAACCCTTTTTCTTTTTCTTTTTCTTCTTTTTGTCTTTTTTCTTTTTAGGAGGTCTTCCTTTTTTACTTCCGTATGTTCCCGGTCCGTATGGCATTATCTTATCTCCTTTATTACATCCTTTAGATCGTCCTCATGACAAACTATCCAAAAACCTTTTCTATATTTCTGACACAAAGCTAACACAGTTCTTTTACAATCTGCCTTCGCCAATTTGTCCGTTCTTTCCCACAAAGAAATAACAGCATGTTTAGCCTTCTCAACTTTTCTTAGTTGTATCTTTTTGTTGAGTAGCTTTTCTATCTTTTTCTCTTTGCTCACGTTCTATGATTGTTCTTGCTCGTTCTATGTCAGCCTTGGATTCAACCATTTGCTGTTGGTACTGAGCACGAGCAATATCACGTTGTTCGTTGGAACGCAACTTCTCTCTGTCAATTTCAATGTCAGCCGTAACCTTGTCTCTATCAAGAGCCAATCCAGCAGCATCCAACTGAGCTTTGGAAGCAGCTTGTTCTTCCTTGAGTTCAACTTCTTTTCCTTTAAGTTGAGTTCTTGCAGCACCCTCTTGAGCCTTACGCTGATTTTCCTGTGCTCGTAACTGTAAGTCTTGCTGTGCCAATTGGAATCTTGGATCTTGCTGTTGCTGTTGTGCCTGTTGTTGCTGTGCTTGTTGTTGGTTAGCTTGAGCAATCTGCCCGGCCACTTGGGCTTGGGCTTGTGCCACTGCATTTTCAATATCCGGATCCATTGATTCGTATTCATTGTCCTTGCCAGGATTGAAGCGATCATACTCTGGAGCATTCGGCAACTCAATTCCAGCGTTTGCCATAATCGCCAATCTGTATTTGTGTGCTTGGTGTTCCTGTATGTGTGCCTGTAGCGTTCCGGCAAGAGCTTGTTGCAATCTTGGGTCTTGCGGAATAACGGCAGGATCACCCATAAAGGATTCGTGTACGGAAACGTGTGCATCATGGTCTTGCCAACCGTATGCCTTGACAGGTTTCTGATACATCATGGTATAGTTTTCTGTTGCCGGATCCATAGGTCGTGATCCCATTTCTGGAATCAGCATGTCATCCACATTTTCCACATCGAGTGCCTTGTACAGTCTCCTGTAGGCTTCCCTTAAATCATGTATTTGCGGTGCTTGTGATGCCGCTTGTATTTGTGTTTGTGCCAGAAGAACTCTTTGTGCTGTAGAGAAGATGTTGGGATCGGATACAGGGAGTACATCGATTCTACCGTCAAAATCTTCTTTGAAGATTTCACGACCAACACCTTCTACAGCATAGGGGTAATTACTTGGGAGGAAATCGTAATTCGTTCTAGCTAGTATTTTAAATTCTTCTCGTTGTGCCTTGTGAAGTCGCTTGTGAATGGACGACATCACCTTGATTCCTTGCTCTAATAACGCAATGGTTGTACCTACAGGAGCTTGTGAGTTCATGTCTCCCGTCTGTAAGTCCGTTATTGCAGCAAGTCGTCTTCCCTCATTGGTTAATGAACCGAGTAAGCCTGTTAAAACTTGTGAAGGTTCTTTGAATGGCAAAGGAACAATGGACTTTCGAATATCGTCTCCATAGCCTTCCACATCCCTGAATTCACCAAACCCTACAGGTTGGTCGCCTTCCACTCGCATTCCACGAGCCTTGAATCCACCTGGTAAGTTTGAAAATTGTCCGGCATCAACCAATGAACGCAAAATAGTTGTTGCTGTCTTTTGCAAATTGCCGAGTAGATGGACGTAACCTAAACCGTAAAAGTTAAAGCCTGGTAAAAATTTGTAATGAACAAAGTATTGCAGTCTTTTGAACTTGTCATCGTCATCCCTGAAGTTCTGACGTATCGCCAAGATATCATTTGTTTCTTTACAAATTGTTACAATGTACGGACACGCAAATTCCTTGCCACTGTCCGGAAGATCAAGATCAACATGCATTTCCAACAACGTGAAACGTGCATCCTTCTTGTATGTTGTGTTGGGCTTTACGCCTTCAATGTCCTGTATCTTTTCATTGATTCCCGTCATGGATGTAGATTCATTTGATCTATCCTCTTCCATGAGTTCAATGTCCCTATAGAAACCGTTGACTTGCCTTTTCTTTAGCTCATTGGATTCCATGCGAATGACATGGGTGTATCGTCCACTTGTTCTAAGGTCTGTTGTGTTTGTGGATACAACGAAATCAGTTATGGGAATAAACTTTGAAACTGGTCGTTCCAACTCTGAATCATAGTAAACTTTCTTAAAGCAACTACCAACAATCGGTAGATAGAACAGCATTTGATCCAAGTCATCGAAGTATTCCTCCATCTGCTCTGTGACTTGGTAGTTCATAAAATCCTTAACTCTTTCAGCTTGGGATTCTATTTCTTTTGTCTTTTCACCTACTATTTGTGTCTTCACAGGGCCGTTGGATGGAAACAGTTCCTTTAACGCTTGGGCATGAAACTGTACAGCCGCCTCGATCATTAACGGATGATGTGCAGAACATGCACCGGGAAAAGGATTTTGTACTTCCTCTAGCTTTAATCCTAGAAGATCCATTCCCTTCTTGATTGTATCTTCCCAATCGCCACGACTTTGTATGTCGGCATCATAGGCAGATACGAGATCGGATGCAATTTCCTTTAGCTCCTCATCGTCAATGTCTTCCGCTAAGTTTTCGGAAGGTTGGCTTTCCTCTATAGGCTCTTCACCTATGACTACTTCCACTTCCTCCACGGCAACTTGACTGACTGGTTCGTTTATTTGTCTTACCACTATTTTTCATCCTCATCCCAATTATCGTCTTCATCAAGTTCATCGTTAATCATGTCCTTGATGCTTTCAATAAGGGCTTCTTCCTTTGCATGGAGTGCATCGAGTCTCTCCAGTTTCTTTTTTATTTTTTCCAAAACTTTTGACATTAAAACACACCCTTGAATTTTACTTTCCTAGCTTGTGCCGGATATTGTCCACGAGAGACAGAGCCTCCTGTGGCGTAGCTTTTGACTGTTCCACCTTTGGATCTTCTTGCTATCCAAGTTCCTATGTCTAAATCTTCTCTTTTAATTTTGCCCATTCCTTTGGTTGATTTACCCATAGCTTTCGCAGCCTTTTTTTTCTTTTTTTCTGCAATTTGTTCTGGTGTTTTTCCAGCTAATCTCCACGGAACTTCTGTTATTAATTCTATTG